GAAAGTATTCTTATGGAACATAATGCTGATACTGGTCATGGAGGTTGGTTAATTGCAGAAGACTATATAATAGGAAGTGGAGGTGCTAACACTAGTAGTGTTGACAAGTCTGCTCAAAATGAATTATTTGACGAATTGGACGATTCAATCTTAGACTTTTCTGAGAGAAATCCATTCGGTGACGCTGGGAGCTCATAATGTTAGGACAACAATTTTACCATGAAACAATTCGAAAAGTGGTTGTCGCTTTTGGAAGTATGTTTAACGACATTCACTTAGTTCGTAAGGATAATAGTGGTTCAATAACACAATCAATGAAAGTGCCTTTAGCATATGGCCCCAGACAAAAATTTCTTGCACGTTTGCGTGAAGATGCAGACCTAACTAAACAGGTTGCAGTAACTCTTCCACGTATAGGTTTTGAAATTTCTGGAATGTCTTACGATCCTGGCAGAAAATTAAATCGTGTTCAACAGTTTAAAAAAGTAAAAGGTTCTAAATCAACACAACTAGATACTCAATATATGCCTGTACCGTATAATATTGAATTTTCTTTGTACATTATGGCAAAACAATCAGATGATGCGTTGCAGATAGTAGAACAGATTCTTCCTTACTTTCAACCAGATTATACAGTGACACTTAATGATAATACAGATATGGGTATAAAAAGAGATGTTCCTATAGTATTAAATTCTGTTAATTATGAAGACACATATGAGGGAGATTTTACCTCCAGAACAACTATTATTTACACTCTTGCATTTACTGCAAAATTTTATCTTTATGGCCCTGTTACTTCTAGTAAGGTTATTAAGACTGTCCAAGCAGATCAATATGCAGATATGCCTGACAAGTCACCAAAAAGACAACAAAGATATACTGTTTCTCCAAACCCAGGCACAGCTGATGCAGATGATGATTTTGGTTTTAATGAATCTAGTTCATTTTTTGAAGATGCTAAAGAATACAATCCAGTAACAGGTAAAGACGAAACCCCAGATACTTCTGGTACAGATTAATAAATTTAATGTCAAGTTTCGTTTACGTTAGTGGTGACTATAAAAATGCTTGGTTAGAGTATGTTTGGAACCTACAAAAATTTGAACATTGGGAAACCTTTGATGATGATTTTAAATCTGAGTTTGATTTTAAGTTTCATGAACAAGTACACTCTTTAAATAAATTTACCCGGCCTCCTAGTTGGTATCTGAATGATAAATTAGGAAAAGATCAGTTCTTATTTAAAACTAGTAGTGACTTCTACCCAGTAGTTGAGTATGAATATACCAACAATCTTCCCTCCTTTAGAGATATTATGTTGGATCGTGCAACAGAGATGCGTGACATGGGTAAAGTTATTGATATTTTTTACTCTGGTGGGATTGATAGCACTGCTATACTTTATGCTCTTTTAGAAGTTTGTCCAAAAGATCAACTAAGATTAATAATGGGTGATGAGTCATCAGTAAATATATATCCAAAAGCAGTAGAAAATTTGTCTTATGAATTTGCAGAGGGTAATATTTTTGGTATGGCAAATATAGACACTAATCTTTTTACTACTGGATGTGAAGCAGACAGGTTATTTGGAGGTACAGGTTATCCACACAGTAGAAATACTAACGAAGAAAAATTTATTCTTGAAACGGAGTATGAATATCATCATAGCCGTTGGTGGGATATAACAAGATATACATTAACTACACAATCATTTCGATTTTTGCAGAATATTGAAGTAAGTTCTTTTGATATAAAAAATTATCAACCATTCTTCCTATCTCCACAAATAGAAAAGTTTGCAATCAACCAACACTTTGATCGTGATGTAGTTTGGCATAAAAATCACTGGACTAAACCAGAAGATTTCTTGACTACTAAGATTGCTATTAGGGATTTCATTGCAGAATGGGATAAGGATTATGCATATACTATGGTAAAGACTGATATGCCTTTTGATGTACAAAGAGAGATAATTCTACCTTTACCGACAAATTATAATGTGTTGGCTATAACATCAGATGGAATTATTGTTAATAGAAAAAATCTTATGGAGTACATGTCAAGAGATTTTTTGGATATAAATATATAACATGAATGATAAAATAGATAAAGCATTAGGTGTTATTGAGGTAGAATCAGAAACCGTTGGTGAGATTATTAATATGGGAAAAGAAATTGTTGTACCTCATGTAACTCCCGATATAGACATAGAGGCAGATTATGAATATCAAAGAAAACAATTTTACAATTTGGTTGAAAAAGGTTCAGTTGCAATTGATGGAATATTACATATTGCAAAGGAAGGCGAACATCCAAGAGGATATGAGGTTGCTGGAAATCTTATCAAACAAGTCGCAGAAGTTACCGAAAAACTAGGTGATCTTCAAGAGAAGATGAAGAGACTTAAAGATGTTCCTAACAACGCACCTAAAAATGTAACTAACGCATTATTTGTAGGGAGTACTGCTGAACTACAAAAGATGCTGAAAGGCAAGTAATGTACGAATATAGATGTGTAATACTACGGGTAATTGATGGCGACACTTCTGATGTAGATATTGATATGGGATTCGGTGTGTGGCTTCGTAAACAACGTATTCGTTTTTATGGTATCGATACTCCTGAGAGTCGTACAAGAGACTTAGAAGAAAAAAAATATGGTCTTATGGCGAAAGAAATAGTTAAGAAGTGGATACCAGAAGGTTCTACTCAAACACTCATTACTGAAAAAGATGACAAGGGCAAATACGGCCGTATTCTAGGAAAATTCAAGATTACTTTTGAGGAAGAAGAAACAACTCTAAACGAGTGGATGATCAGACATCACTATGGTGTAGAATATTATGGTCAAGCTAAACAAGACATTGAAGAAGAACATATAAGGAATAGAGAGTTAGTTAATCCTGATATGACAAAACTTTTTATTATACACTAATGACTGATGATACAGTATATCTTGGCAACCCTAATCTTAAAAAGGTTAATGTTACCCAAGAATGGACAAAAGATCAACTTGCAGAATTTGCTAAATGCATGGATGATCCACAACACTTTATAGAGAATTATATTAAGATTGTTTCTCTAGATGAAGGTCTTATACCTTTTAAGATGTATGACTTTCAAAAAGATATGGTAGGGACGTTTCATAATAATCGTTTTACTATTTGTAAACTACCAAGACAGTCAGGCAAGTCTACTATTATTATTGCTTACCTCCTACATTATGTATTATTTAATGCTTCTGTGAATGTCGCTATACTTGCAAACAAAGCTGCGGTTGCTCGTGACTTACTATCACGTTTGCAACTTGCCTATGAAAATTTACCTACTTGGATGCAACAAGGAGTAATGTCATGGAACAAAGGGAGTTTAGAACTTGAAAATGGTTCTAAGATTTTGGCGGCTTCTACTTCTGCTAGTGCGGTGCGTGGCGGTTCTTATAATATTATTTTCCTTGATGAGTTTGCTTACGTCCCTAGTAACGTAGCTGAACAATTCTTTAGTTCTGTCTATCCTACCATCTCCTCTGGTAAAACATCAAAGGTTATGATCGTTTCTACTCCACATGGTATGAATATGTTTTACAAGATGTGGAAAGATGCAGAAGAGAAGAGAAGTTCTTATGTTCCTATTGAGGTACATTGGAGTGAAGTGCCAGGGCGTGATCAGGCGTGGAAAGAGGAAACAATACGAAACACCTCAGAAGCACAGTTTAACACAGAGTTCGAGTGTGAGTTTTTAGGTTCTATTGATACACTAATTAGTCCAGCAAAACTTAGAACTTTATCATATCATGCACCTTTAAAGTCTAACGCAGGCTTAGATGTCTATGAAAACCCAACAGAAGGTAAAGATTATTTTATTACGGTTGATGTTGCCAGAGGAACACAGAAAGATTTTTCTGCATTTGTAGTATTTGATATATCTCAGATTCCTTACAGGGTGGTTGCAAAATACAAAGATAACGAAATAAAACCTCTACTATTCCCCCAAGTAATATACAATGCGGCTCGTGCTTACAATCAAGCATTTGTATTAATAGAGGTTAACGATATTGGAGAACAGGTTGCAAACACTATGCAGTTTGATATGGAGTATGATAATCTAGTTATGGCATCTATGCGTGGTCGGGCAGGACAAGTATTAGGTGGTGGATTTTCGGGTGGTAGAGCTCAATTAGGTGTGAGAACTACTAAAGCAACAAAGAAAATAGGTTGTTCCAATCTAAAACAGTTAATAGAAGATGATAAACTTTATATCCCTGATTTGGATTGTATTGGTGAACTTTCTACATTTATTATAAAAGGTAGTTCTTTTGAAGCAGATGATGGACAAAATGATGATCTGGTTGCTTGTATGTTTATATTTGCATGGGCAACAGACCAGACCTATTTTAAAGAACTAACAGATATGGACATTAGAAAAACCATGATAAGGGAACAACAAGACGCATTAGAACAGGATATGGCGCCATTTGGTTTTATCGTTACAGGACTAGAGGATGAAAATATAGGTGAGATGGTAGATGATTATGGTACTAAGTGGAGTCCTATAGTAAGAAATTACGAAACAGATTGGTAATATTAAATGAATTCTATTAGATCATTGTCGAGTTTAATCCAGCAATTAGAACATACAGTGATAGATTCTCCTATAAGTTGGAATACTTCCTGTCTACTTTCGTCACTAGTTCCTACTCTTTTAGTTAGTTTTCGTATTTCAGAGTTGTGAGGATAAAATTTCAGACACACTGTTTCTGCTTCACCACAATGCTTACAGTGTTTATCGGCTAAATATTCATTAAGAATAACAATACGTTTACGGTAGTTTCTACGTGCAACCTTTTTAATCGTATCCTTATACTTCTCATAATGTGAATTGACCATACTATTATATATAACACTTATATGTTATAACACATCTAAAAACATGTTATTGCAATTCTTTTTTTTATAAATATTCTTAATAACAATGATATTTCAAACTTAGGAGTCAAAAATGTCTTTTCTTTCCTCTCCTGGCGTACATGTACGAGAGATTGACCTTACAGGTATTATCCCATCAGTTGCCACCACAGTTGGTGCAATTGCAATGCCTGCACAAAAAGGTCCATCTGGAAGCATAGTCACTATAGGAAGTGAGCAGGATTTATTGTCAATTTTCGGTAAACCAAACTCAAGTAATTTTGAGTGGTGGTTTACTGCTGCAAACTTTCTACAATATTCCGATCAACTAAAAGTTGTTCGCCCAACATCAGGACACTTAAATGCCGGTCAAGCATCAGGTGTCTTAGTTCGTGATGATGATCATTACCTAGATGCCTACTGGTCAGAAACAGGAGATGGACAGGTTACTTCTAATGATTGGTATGCAAGAAGTGCTGGAACTTGGGGTAACTCAATCGGTGTCCAGATTTGTCCTTCTGCAACTGCATATTCCCAAGATTTAGGAACTAATAACTTAACTGCTGCGGCAGAATCTGCTGGTGACACAGTGGTTGCTGTTGATGACGCAGATTCATCTGGTTATGCATTTAACGTGGGTGATTTAATTTCCTTCTCTTCAACCACTACTGGAACAGCTATGACTTTTCTTGCTGGTGATGAAGGTAATGAATACCAAATTGTTTCAATCTCAAGTAATGATCTAACAATTAGACTTGCTGGTGATCCAAACGGTGCTGGTTTACAGGCGGATATCCCAGACAATTCGTTTATTCGTAGACGTTGGGGTTTTTATAACCTCTTTGACGGTGCGCCTGGCACATCTGCATGGGCAACTGAAAATGCTCGTGGTGGTAATGATGAAATGCACATTGTAGTGTATGATACCACTGGAGATATCACAGGTTACGATTATGATGTTGCTGGTCAAGCAACAAATGCTGTAATCGAAAGATGGGGTAATGTTTCAAAAAACCCTGTTGCAAAGAATGCTCAAGGTGGTGGTAACTACTATGTTGATCTAATCTTTAGAGGTTCTGAATACATCTATTGGGGTGATCATCTTGCCGCTGGTACTAACTGGGGTACAGATACTACCACAGTATATACTGCTGTAAATACAGTCGATATCGCAACTCTTACTGGTGGAACAGACGATTATGCAGTAAGTAACGGCGAACTTAAAATTGCTTATGATGTGTTTGCTGATACAGAAACTATCGATATCAACCTCGTACTTTCAGGGCCATCTTCTGGTGTTGCTAATACTGCGGCTGGAATGGACACACATGGTACAATGATTACCGATCTTTGCGAATTACGTAAAGATTGTGTAGGATTTATCTCTCCATATCGTGCCGCTACAGTTGGTGTTTCTTCCTCTATCACGCAAACTGCGAATGTTCTTTCTGGATTTGATCTACTGCCATCGTCCTCTTACATAGTGTACGATAGTGGTTACAAATACATGTATGACAAGTATAATGATACATATCGATACGTTCCAATGAATGGAGATACTGCTGGTCTTTGTGCAAATACAGATAAAGTTGCTGACCCTTGGTATTCCCCTGCTGGTTACAATCGTGGAAATGTTCGTGGTGCAATTAAACTTTCTTACAATCCTAAAAATAGTGAGAGAGATCAGTTGTATCGTTCTAGGGTTAACCCTGTTACGAATTTCCCAGGCCAAGGTGTAATTCTCTTTGGTGATAAAACTGCTCTTTCCAAACCTAGTGCATTTGATCGTATTAACGTGCGAAGATTGTTCTTGGTTCTTGAAAAAGCTATCGCTACTGCTTCTAAGTATCAACTCTTCGAATTCAACGATGAATTTACAAGGGCTTCATTTAGGAACATGGTTGAACCTTTCTTGAGAGATGTACAAGGCAGACGAGGAATCTTTGACTTTAAGGTGGTCTGTGATTCTACAAATAATACGGGTGAAGTCATTGATCGTAACGAGTTTATAGGTGATATATACATTAAACCAGCTCGTTCCATCAACTTCATTACCCTAAACTTTGTTGCGGTGCGAACTGGTGTCGCATTTAACGAAGTCATTGGACAATGGGGGTAATAAAAAATGGCAAATATAGATGATTTTAAAGCTAACTTAATCGGGGGTGGTGCGAGAGCAAACCAATACAGGGTTACTATTACTCCTCCTCCAGGCATTGCAACAGGTCTTGATGTTCGTAGAGCTTCATATCTTGTAACAGCGTCTAATCTTCCTGGCATGACTTTGGCAGAAATTGCAATTCCCTTTCGAGGGCGTAGTATTTACATTGCTGGAGATCGTGAATTTGAAACAGCATGGACAACCACATTCTATAACGATACAGACTTTATGATCCGTAACGCTATGGAACGGTGGTCTAACGGTATCAATGATTTAGCAAATAATACTGGTGTTATTGCACCCGCTGATTATCAGACCGATTTGACAGTAGACCAATTGGATAGGGATGATACAATTCTGAAAAGTTATATTTTCAGAAGTGCCTGGCCAACTTCTATAACTCAAATTGATCTGGCAAATACCGCTGCAGCTGATATAGAAACCTTCGAAGTTACTTGGAGGTATCAACATTTTGAAGCTTCAGGCGTAAACTTCTAATTTTGACCCTACTAAATAGAACGTAGGAGATTAATAGAATGGCGGAACTATTCGGTTTTAGTATAAAAAGAGCACAAAAGGAGTTGGGGACTAACGAAAAAAGTTTCGCTAGTCCCGCTCCTGATGATGGTTCTATTGAAGTAGCGGGTGGAGGTTTCTTTGGTCAGGTATTAGATACTGATGGTAGAGAAAAATCTGACGTTGACCTCATTAAAAGATATAGAGATATTTCTCAACAATCGGAGTGCGATACTGCGATTGAAGATATCGTTAATGAGGGTATCGTTGCAAATCAAGAAGATATTCCTGTACAAATTTCTTTAGACAGAGTACCATTTTCAGACAAAATTAAACGTAAAATTCGAGAAGAATTTGAAGAAGTTCTAAGATTGCTTGACTTTAATGTAAAAGGTCATGACATTTTTAGACGTTGGTATGTAGATGGTCGATTGTATTATCAAAAGATTATTGACACAAAGAATCCACGTAAAGGTATTTCTGAATTACGTTATCTTGAAGCTACAAA